GGAAGGCTGCCGCAAAGGTTACGAAAAAGCCATGAGAGAAATGCGCGGAGAAATGGGTTTCCGTGATGGCGGAAGAAGTTATTCAGGTGGTGGAAGCTCATCCGGCATGGATGAACGCAGATACCCCGGATACTTTCCTGAATATCCGCGTATGGATGACATGGGCGAACGCAGACGCAGACGCGCCAACGGTGAGTTTTATTAATGGTGGAGGGGTGGAATGCCCCTCTTTTTAAACAAAGGTTATGGAACAGAGATTGGATACATACAGCAGATTCCCATCTGGCATGAGGGAATATCTGGAAGCATACGGCTTTCATTTCAGCAAGAAACTTTATGAATGGGCCGTCTCAAAAATGAAGGTGAAAGACGAGGCAACAGGCAAGGAAAAGAAACTTGACCCTTGGAGTAAAGATGAAGTGGACGATATGCTCAAAGCAAACGGAATTACCATCGAGCACGACAAGGGTTATGACGTTGCTTATGTCGCAAACATGCTGAAAGCGGATTTCTATAAAAAATCATTGGTTGACGAGGCACACTTGTGCAAGCATATAAAATGCTACCTTGATGATATTGATGGCGATCCTTGCAGGGCGTTTGACGAGTTCTTTGCCACCTGTATAGGTAAAGGGATTCCTGTAATCTGGTCGGATGTGATATGATTGTTCAGGAGTTCTACATACCGAAATATGGGGACTGGCACGTCAAAGTGTATTATGCGGTACACACCTATTGGGCGGATCGGATCATTATGGACCTGTACCGTATAGGATGCAGGGGGGATTCCCTCAAGCGTGCGTATCGCAATCTGACCGAAGGCAGAATGAATACCGGTCTAACCTATTCGGACTACAGGAGAAGAGAGACAGTAATGGTTATCTCACTAACCTCTACTCCCGAAGAGTTTCAAAATTCGTGGGACCACGAAAAAGGTCATTTGTGCCGGCATATCTCCAAGGCTTTCGGGATTGATCCTTATGGAGAGGAAGCGCAATATCTCAGTGGATATGTCGGTCAAAAGATGTTCCCTGTAGCCAAAAAGTTCTTATGTGAACATTGCAGAAAAGGACTGGAAAAATAATAATCGAACAGAAGCGTTCTTTGACTTGTTGGAATTACCGCTAAAATAGTATATTTGTAAATTAACAATTAGTTGTATTGATAATATATCATTTATTACTATATTTGTAATACATTCATATATAGAAGATAAATATATTATATTACAAATGTTATAAACCAGATGTGCAAATGAAAGATAATAATGTGGATGTTATTCTATTGCATATAGAACACTCCAAGCCGATAGAAATTTCTGAATTTGTGACTTCATTAAATGCCATAGGAAATTTGTTTTCTATATTCGCTCA